GACGCTATATCGATGGGAACGAACTTGCCCTCCGTCTCCTGCGTCTCGTACCACCACTCAAGCACAAGTGCCCAAGGTGTTTGTACAGAGAACTGGCGAGGACCAGGAGGGGGCAGTTTCAACTTCCCGGGTTTCATTGCTTTTGGCCTGCAGGGCCGATATGTTCCACCGAACGACCAGTACAATTGATGCGCCTGTGTAACCACATGGCGCCTAATCGTTCGATTACTAACGAAGTGAGTCCCCTCGGGAGCTTCCAGCAGCTTAATGCCCCATGGTTGGGCTGCAAAGTCGCTCCCGAGCTCACTCCGTATGCTCTCAAACAGCCGCGGGTCGGCTGGAGAGTAGAACACATCAACCCTGCTGGCATACTTGGAAGGGTCAATCTCGTCAATGTCATTGACGAGTCTGTAAAGTTGCGAGCGGACGACTTTAGGCATGTCGCGCATCCCTTTGCTTGGATGGCCAAGACCACCCAGAGCCGCGGGAAGCTCTGGAGGTCGCCCAAGACGTCGTGCCTTAGCTCTCACTCCTTTACAGAGGACGCGGGCCACACGCCGCAGTGCCTTCCACTGCAGCGGGAAATAATCGCCCTTGTCCATGACCCCATTACCGTCACGCATGAATTGTTTGAGAGGATAAGGATTGTAATACCGACACCGGCCGTCGGCGCCGACGAGACCAAAGGCCTCGCAAAATGTCCAACCCTTCGTACCGAAGAAGGATTTCCTCTCATGCAATCCACTGCCTACCGAAGTTACTCTCTTCGAGTAGTCAGCAACATTCCGTGGCCGGGTTACACTCATGACGTCATCTCCGCAGATGACGGTCATGCGGCCGAGAACCCGGCAGCACCAGCCGTTGATCAGAGTGAGCACCGTAAAGGACAATGGTGTCCCCATAAGGCACCCACGCTCCATCGGAACAATAACATATTCTGTTCCTTCTCTGATCAACCCTGGAATGTTGAGCAACCGCTCGGTGTCTCCTTTGGTGAAGGAACTGAGACGGTACCGGACAAAATGCTTCCTTTCTCCTACGCCAAGGCTGTAGGATGCAAGGTCAAGGTAGCCCGGGTCCAGGCCAGCCTTGCCAAGGCCGCGGAGGACGGCCTTAATAGCACCATGTCCGAAACCGTCAGTTGCCTTAGTCAAATCAGCGCTAAGATAGCACTGATCACCACGCAAGGAACCCGTGAAGCCACGCACGGTTCCTGTCGCACCCTCTACTCGCCGAGAGAACTCGGCAGCACGAGGGTCCTTCTTGCGAACGACAGGAAATATGCGCTCACGGGCCAATGTCCCTGCAGTAAAGAGACCACCGGGCGGTACGGTAATCACACGGACCTTCGAGCCCTGCTCAGCAAGTGGGATGGCATCATGAGATACCATGGGGCCAGGGCCTATCGAGGACGACCAGAAGTCTTCCATCGCAAGCAGAGTACCATACTCTGCCAAGACTTCTGGGTACTGTTCGTCCTGAAACGGCCCCGCTCGACACTTGCTCAACAGTCGGTTCAAGAGAGAGTCTTTCCCTGGGAAGGCGGGAATACGGTTGGATGCAGCCAAGACCCGGACCTCCATCTGCGACCTCATCATGTCGCCGTCCAAGTCAGCCGTAATCCGGTTGCGGAGGTACTCATCGTATCCGCCTTTCGACCCAGGGCTCTCTTTCACCGCGTTCTTGCTCGAAGGACAGTATGTCCAAGTATGTTTCTTTCTCAGCGCATCCCCCATGAGGTCAACAACGTAGTCTTCGAGAGCGGATTGTACTTCATCCGCAACTACGAACTCACGAGAGATGTTGGTAGCGTGGCTCAACAGGCTCGAAGAGATGACGGGTCGGGAGGGCTTCGGAAGCGCTCGGGCACAGCGTGTGAACGCTATGCCTCTGCGTGGAGAATCCCTTACGACCCCTCGAAGCCATCTCTGAAGCCTCTTGGGTACACCGGCGGAATATTCGACTTCCCGCTCCGTGAGCGCAAGGTCACGGAGGGTCACCGCAAGGTCTTTAATAACCTTGGACAACCAGTCGGCACCGCGCGGGGAGGAACGGATAACCCATTCCCGGAACACCCAACAACCACGCTGCTGAGAAATACCACTAGCAACGAAACCAGACCACACAGCCTGCCAGACAGCTGTGGGGCCATCGATACTACGCCGATGGGACTTCTTCTTCCTAGATTTCTCGAGGAAAGAAGAACGACCTACTACACGGCCAAGAAGAAGTGACGGGAGTCGCTTCTTGATGATCTGCGTATAGCGG